TATATGATCTCCATATGTATCTGTATAAATTGAACCGCTATTATAATATAAATATTTTTCGAATGAATCAAATCCGTTTAATATATTATTAATTTTTGTCTGTTCGATAGTAGTACTAACTGTAACGTTACTATCCGATTGTGAAATGCCTGAATATCAATTGCTTTGAGATGTATACGATTCTAACAATTGCATCTTATAATAAAAATTTTCTATTCTAGTTTGAGCATTACTAAAATGTATAAAATTTTCATAATTTGTATAATCAACGTTTAAATCGATACCGTCTAACGAACTTTGACTAAGATAAGTATTTACAATTTTCTGAGTGGTTGTAGAATCTCCGTTTAAAATAGTATCTCAATTTTTATAATCTGGTGTAGATGTACTCAATGATTCAACTTCTATATTAAAATTAGGTTTTAATATAGAAACGGGCTGTTCTTCTGGTATTATCGTTTCAATTTTATGTTCTGCTTCTATAGAGGGCACTATTTGTTTCGATATCCATACTTCAGCCTTTTCAGATATCTCTATAGGCAACGGATCATATAATTTTAAAACATATGATCCTCTACCAGAACTCAAGGCGGATTCTAATGATTCTATTTTTTCATCGTTTACAAATATTCAATTTACTATTAGAGGTGTAATATTTTTTTGACAATTTAAAATAAAATTATCAGTTTTTACGATCGTAGAATCGTTAAAATCAATTCATTCTTGAAAATTAATAAATGTTTCCGGTAACCTAATTCGTACTTCTTTTCTAGTTCTAGATATTTCATCTATATAGATGGGACTATCTATCGAACCCAAAACATTTGTGTATAAATTATATACTAATTTAAAATTACCATTAGTTAACCCAAGATTAGTTAAAACGTTCTGATTATAAAACTTTATTTTACTGCTCATATTATTCTACATTTCCCGTAGGAGTATTTATTGAAGGTTCCATAATAATATCCTCTACTATATTCCATTGAGGTAAATTATTTTTAGACGGGTTTAAATTATAATTAGAAACTATATAATTATTATTAGTGTCATATACATGAACTTCAACAGTATCAATACTAATACCGTCTGATACAGTATTATAATCTCGAATTTTCAATAATTTTAAATCGGTATCGTTTATTTTATTTATAGATTTATCCATGGTTTAATCCTTAAGGCGTTATTATAAAAGTTCTATTATCAGATCAATAACCATCAACCCCACCCGTAGATACTGATTTAACTCTTCAATAATGCGTTCCATACTCGTCGAACGATAAATCCATATTAGCTAAAACTACTTGATATTCTTGAGCGTCGTTAAACAGTTCATTTGTAGATATTTGGAGTATGTAATAATTAGTATTTGAAACTGGTTCTCAAGTTAATAACACGTCTCTAAAAATCTCAAATTCTGCATTATTTGCTGGGGTTAATAACACCGGAGAGGGCTGATATGACGGACTTCCTTGCCCAGTTTGATTATTATTAATTTCATTTAATCGCTCTATTTTTATATTATCATATTCTACTCAATCAGTGGGGTTAGATTCGCCAGATATACCCGGATATAAATATATATTCATTGCACAACCAAAATTGTCATAATATATATTTGGTACCGGGTTAAATTCATATTCAAAATAACTTCATGATAGAGGTGTAGTATTGTGTAATCGTTGACTATATTGTCAGCTGTAGTTATCGCTAGAAATATTATTAGGTTTATTAGTATCACCAACGAAAACTCTACCATCAATATTTTCAGGGGCTCTAAAATATCCTGATATTTTATGCGTCTGAAATGCATTGATTCAATAATTATCTGTATATATTCCACCTGATCATTCTGAAGTTGGAGTATTTCTAATAACCCTTATAGCAGTGCTACTACTATATCCTTGTACTTGTAAATAACTAGCAGACGAAACCATCCAATCGTCTATAGATCCAGTCGTCCAATTTTCAAAACTTCCATTATTAATAGGAACTATATTGTCAATATTTGTATTTAATTGGGCTCTAAGAAAATCTAATTGCGTAACTAATGAAGCGCTATCTATTAATAATTGGTTATAGTCATTTACAATATTATCTATTTCATTCCATGTATTATTATTGGGTGTGTATATTACCGTAGAAGAGCTATAAAAATCTTCTATATCGTTAGCAAATATTTCCATGGAATTAGAGCCAGTGGATGGAATATCAGATTTAATCATATTATATGTATTAAAAAAATCTGATATGTTTTTAACGATATACGCGGGCTCTGTGTATAATTCAGATATATCAGTATCTATAACCATATTGAAACTAGACGTAGTGTAATGCGTACATGTTAAGTCGGAAATGCTTATTTCACCCATACTATTTTACCACTTTAAAAATATAATTATTATCAAAAATTTCTACATTAGAATCTCTAACTATTTTATATTGAAATTTATAATATCTATTTGGCTCGAATTGATTCATTCATAAATCAAAATAGTTGCCTGTAGAATCTAAACTAATTTTTGTATAATTTGTATCAAACGGTATAACTATTTCATTTGTAGCAGTATCTATCACTGAATAATACGATGACGTAGGCAAATACTCCACACTAGAACTATGAAAGCTTCTATTAAACCGTTTCACAATATATTTTTCTCGGCCTTCAACCCTAAACCTAGGTTTAGAATCATGCTTATATTCAGCCTTTAATCTAACTGGAAAAACTTCAATATTTTCGGCAGTTAAAGGCCCCATGGCGGAATAATATTGATATACAGTAGACCCGCTAATAAAATCGTAGGTTGGATTATCAGTTAAACTCCCAGTAGGTAAATGTGTAGATTCATTATACGCCAACGAATGACTAGTATAATATGCATCCCGAACACTTCACGTCGAATCATTTCACTTAACCCTAATTCTAGGTTGGTATATTGTATTAGTTTCTTTACTGTAAAATGATATTGACCCCAAGGGAGCAGAACTACTCTCATCAGTATTAGATCGTTTTATAATAAACCCGTTATTATCTATAGAAGATGATAACCATCGATTTATTAATGCCGTAGAATCCATAACAATATCACCACTTTCATATTCGAAGGATTGAGATGTTCCAAAATCTTCTATATATGTTCCGCCTGTATTAACTCAAGTACTTCCAGATGGATAATAATCTCTATAATCTCAACTAACACCCGTGGTAGTAACTGGATAATTTAAATATTTACCGTTACCCATACTTCAACTCTCTGAAACAGAATACCCATATAACGTATATTCTATTGGTATTTGCTGGGCCTCAGTTTCATATAATACTAAATCAAATCTAGGATTGGTTATTTCATTTGATGCTATCGACGAAGATATTGAAGATAAATCAAATTTTATCAAAATTCTAGAATTATAATATTCGTTAGAATCATCAGTACTCAATCATTTTCGTATTTGTAATATCTCATCTAAACCGGTATTTTGTACCGAAGATGATTCATATATTGTAGCATCTTTAGATGACGTTATAGAATAAATCATTTAAATATCCTTTATATTGTTTTTATGATTCGGAGGTATTATAATTAAGGCTTCATTATCGGAATCCTTTACGGTCTTTCAATTTTTAAATCCTTTAACTAACAGTTTTTGATATAATGAATAACGCTTATTCTTAATTTCTCCTAATTCAGGTTTAGTTTGTATATGAATAGCAAAAAGATCAGGGTGATTATTATAAAAATCGTTAATTATAGCTTGAATAGTTTTATATATATTAATAGAATCATACTTATTTATTGTTTCTGGATATTGCCAGTCTATCATAAAATGTAACCCATATATATTATCTTCATATTCATCAAACGGTTCCGGTAAAGATACACCTTGTAGAAATTTAGTAAAAAATACCTTATAATTTAACTCATCTTTGCTAGTAAATGTATATAAATCGCAAAGAATAGACATAAATCCGATATTTAGTTTATAATTTTTATTTAATTTAAAATCATAAACTATTGCAGAATCACCTACTTCTAACAGTCTTTTAAACCGTATCATATTATTTTCTCCAAAGATCGCCTAATTTATCCATTTGAGTAGGGGCAATCATAACTAACGATTCATCTTGTTTATTTATTAAAAACTTCCATCCCTTAAAAAATTTTGGTAATGCTCTGGAATATATAGAAAAACGCTTATTTTTAATACTGCCAGGATCATTCAATCCCTCTACGTGTAATGCAAATACGTTAGGAACTCGTAAATAAAATGCATCTATAATGTTTTTTATTGTTATTAATATTTTAATCGAATCAAATTTTTGAGTCATATCTCAAGTATCCTTTCTAAATAAGTCATCTATATTAAACGTAACTTCATATACGTCATCTTCATTATCTTCAATAATATCCATTATAGCAGGATTAAAATTAGTATAGGCCCTTCTTAATCATCCGCCAGATGAAATAGGTTCAAATAATACGGTATAATCTAAATCGTCCTTTGTAGTAAATTCATATCTATATATATCGCTTATTGAAGATACAAATTCAAAGTCATATCCCTTTGAAGTATTACCAATTTCAATTAATATGTTTTTAAACTCGATCATTATTCATCGGCTTCTTCATCTGTATCATTAGAACTTTCATCTGTATCGGAGATATCGAGTTTCTCTGAAAAATTTGTGTCGGCATCATCAATAGATTCAACTGATTTGTCTGTTGATTCTATTTCATCTTCTGTAAACGGATACCATTTTTTACCAATAAACTTTTCTTCTATAGCATTATCAAAAACAGTTAATCAATATTTTCGTAATTGATCTCTGTCAGTAGAAGTCAATTCATTAGTTACGGCTTTCCATAATAAGCTTTGCATATCTTTGCAATTTTTAATATTTAATCGTCCCTTAATAGCTTTATTCATACCAGCTGCAAATCCAAAGTCATCTTCTATTAATTCTGAATTATTATCATTCTGCTTCGGCAAACTATTCAAATCCATTTCCTGTAATTTTTGTCTAACTATTCCAGTTATCATATTTTTTAAGTTGGCTTCATTTAGCACGTCCGACCCCATTGAAACTTTATTATTATACACTTCAGATATTAATTCAACTAATTCAGTTTTTGTTATTTTCATAGTATTTCTCCTGTTTTTATAATATTTGTTATTTATTAATTTGAACCATAAATCCATTGACGCCGGAATTGAATAAACTTTCTAAATGATCTGCTTCATTAGAATATCCGGCCTTTCTTAAATTTAATATATGTTGTTTAATTGCTCTTGAAAAATCTTTATATGTGGATTTTACTTCTTTATGCGAATTAGTCATGTCGTTTTCAGCTCTTTCATTTAATCTATTGTCGACCAATTCTTCTAATAATAATTTAAATTCATCATAATTAATTTTCATTATTGCCTCCTATTATCTGGCCATTATTTGTATATCTGTATTTGGATATTTTACTTCGAATATGGATGGATCTTTGGCAGGATAAATTATACCGTCTTTCGTTGCTGCAACCATGTCATAAAAATTACCAGAATATCCATCTTCAGTCTTCCATTTATTTTCTATTTTCACGTTATTAACGTTTTTAACACCTTCTATAGTTAATAATTCATTTATAATTTCAGCTATAACTATAGGTTGGTTTATTTGCCAATTATTTATATTAAAATAATTTTTTAATCTATCTATACATCTTAATATAACTTCATTTTTGTTATAATTCGAAAATGTAATTATGTCCGTCTTTACACCTATATTAATTATATTTGCATTTCGTATATTTATGGCGTCGGTTAATAATCTGAACTCACCCAAATAGGTTTTTATATTTTCTTTAACAGTATTATTTAATTCTATTAACTCGTTATCACTATTATATCCCAACAAATATAAATTCAGGGCTAATGAATTTTTTTGAATATTATTTTCAATAGTTGCATCTTGATTTATATAACCCTTTGCAATTTTACCATATTTGCTCGGCATTGTATATAGTCGAATTAAATAATCTTCTTTAGTAACTGCTCTATTTTGTGTAGAAAAATTAGCTAGGGCATTATTAACTATTTCATCGATCGATTCGCCATCACCACCACCAGTAGCAGCTGTTGTATTAGTTAATCCTATTGAAGATTTTACATCGGCAATATAATTAGAATTTAAAGTTGTATTGTTTTGTTCATCACCCCACGTAATAGACCTAATATTTTGAATAGTATCCTTTCCAGTATTAGACTTTATTCCACCACCTATAACATATGTTACTGTCAAGGTAGTATTATATGGAACTTCGCCATAAGTCTTAGTATATATAAAATTTGATGGGTCCAATGAATTATTTAAAGTTGATAATCCAGATAATGAATTACCGACATTAGTAGGATTAGGCACTATATATTCGTCAGGTAAATCCGAAATACCCGATCCAAATTGCAGTTCCATTTTTTTATTTTTATTTATTCTAGTTATAAATCTTTTAGGAACCCGTCTAAGTTTTAATAAATACGGGGCAATTTCATCTGTATCAGAGGATTCATTTAATTGATCATAGAATATGGTATCCTGAGCCAAATACGGAGTTTCGTATCATATATTACCAGCTGAATCAACGACATTTAATATTTCAATAACATTATCTTCTGCTAATTGAAATTTTCAATATTTTTTAGGTACAGTAGGTGTCGTTATGGTAAACGTTTTAGTTGTACCAGAATAAATTGGAACTGTAGTTTTTAATAAAAATTTATCGGGTAAATCAGTTCCAGTCTGTTTACTATATATTTTTACTTCGACGTCATTATTGCCTCTAAATACTACATCGTCGGATGTCCTAAATATAACACCTGGAACGCTAACACTTTCTACTTCTAATCCGGCCTTTATAGTTAAAGCATATCTATAATCTGGAACTCATTCCCCTTGTTCAAATTTAGCAGGAATAACTATATAAATATCTAGTGTTGCAAATGCTGGAGAAGTTAATTTAGGCTTATATCCTAGTGCTTGTGCCTGTAATAAAGCCATGGTTTCATTAGTAGTTTTTAATAATAATAAATTTTCGACGGATGAATCTAAGTAATAATTTAATACATCACCAACATAAGATGCCATATCTATAAACATCATACCAGGTGATGATGGATTAAAGTCATTATATGTATTTGGATAATATGCCTTTGCAAAATTTATTAATCCAGATTCTAATCTATTAAAATCTTTACCTAAATACTTTACAGTTTTTTTGTTTGCCACTATTTATCTCCATAGAATGGTTGCAAGCCGATTATAGAAAATTCTAATTCTTCATAAATGTCATCGCCGATTGCATATGTTAATTTTATTGAAAATTCATTATCTTCAGCTGAAAATACAGATAAATTAAGTATTTTTATATTTTTTATTCATTTAGATAATTCAATTTGTATATCTTGACGTAATTTATCTTCTAGGCCCGCTACATTCATTTTATTAAAAACATACTTACTAACATTGAGTCCGAGCGACGGTCTCATTAATCGTTCACCTTTATTGGTCGATAATATACTTAAAATATTAGAAGATATTTGTTCCTTAGTTAATAAAGATGGATTAAAATACCCATGTTGACTATTTGATAGCGGAAATGATAATCCTATAAATTTATCAATTTTATTAATTAATATTTTATCCGACATTTATAAATTCCATGTTTATTCATCTGTATCAGATTTCATTATACTGCCTAAGCGTTGTTTATATTGATCTTCAACAATTTTATTTCTAGCTACAATTGCACCCCGTTTATTATTCGCATGTTCATCCATTTCAGCTAAAAATGTTGAATAGTTTTTACTAAGATTTTTTTCTAATTTTGCCAATGGGTTATTAGGATTTACTGTTTGTGGTGGTAAATCAACTGGAGTAGGATTAAAATTATTATAATCTTGATAACCCATGTCATTAAACCCCATTTGAGGTATAGATTGATTCATTGAATAATCATTACCGATTCCCAAATTATCTAATTCTCCAGGTCTAATATCATTTAATGTTTCTGCTAAAATACCTGATACACCGTTCCCAGTCTGTGCAGGGGCATTATAATTTGGCAGCTGGTTTGCTAGTTTAGGTGTACCGCCTGTCAATCCTATGTTTTTCATTAACGTTTTTCTATATTCGCTAACTGGAATTTCTGATTCAGTTTTTAATATTTGTTCATTCTGCATCTCAGCCATAGCCTTTTTTATTGCTGGTACTAAAACCAATCCTAATTCTTCTAATACAGTTTTTTGAATTATAGGCTTAATTGTTGAAGATAAATTTTTAATAATTATACTTTCTACTATGGCAGCTAATTCTTTTCTAGTCATAATAACTCCTATTAATATATATATTTATTTTAATCCGATCCATGGAACCGATAAATTATTACCATTTGGTAAAGTACCAATAGACACACCTTGTATAGTTTTTATATGATTACTAGCCGTAATCGTTATTTTTCTAGAAAGTTCGGTTTTATCATTGGGATCAGTTAATAATGTTTCAGCCGGTGCGCCCTGATTGACAACCTTATTTGATATAGATGTAACTGCTCCGGGTGGAGGAACGGAAGTCATATCAGCTCCATTTCAATAACCGTATATTCCAGTTTTTATTCCAGTAGAAATAGCAAGGTTGGCCTTAATTATATTTACACCTAAATCGGGTATTTTAATTTTTGGTAATTCTGGTAAACTCGGTAAAGTCAAATTTGGTAATTCTGGTAAACTTGGTAATTTTATATTTGGTAATTTTATATTTGGCGGCGGAATCATTGGTATTTTAATTTTTGGTAATTCTGGTAAACTTGGCAAAGTCAAATTTGGTAATTCTGGTAAACTCGGTAATTTTATATTTGGTAATTTTATATTTGGTAGCTTTATATTAAAACTGCAAATATTTATACCGGGTAATATCGGTATCGGTGGAGTAGCTAATTTAGGCAATGTTGGTAACCCCAATAAAGTTATTTTTGGAATTTTTATAGACGGTATTGATAATATTAACGCAGATAATGAAAATCCTTGTATTAATCGAGTTCTTAATATTTCTTTATTTACCGTCATAGGGCTAGCTCCAAGGGCGTTTGTACCAGCCATAACCGTTTTATGATAATTATCAGTTATGGCATTCGCTATCTCTTCGTTATTATCAGTTTTGATATTTTCCAAATCTGAATTTAAATTACTTTCAAATTGCATTCAATTTATTGCCATTATTCTAAAAATGTTTTTTTACTTACTAATGTATTTAATTTATTCATTATTTTTATAAAATTACTAGCATTTATAGGTGGTGTACTAATACCTGCAGCGTTTGATACTGTCAAAGTCGCTATAGACCCAACTAATTCATATAATATAGATATTAGTGTATTACCCAAAACCGCGGGTTGGCAATTTTCGTATTTACCTAAAAAAACATAATCACTATTAGTCGTGATATATTTACTTCCTAAACTTATTTCATTTTCAGCTGAAATCAGTGCAGAATTTTTAGACGAAAACATCAAATTATCATATTTAGAATTTAATATTATTCTATTAGAATTTACTATAATTTGGTCTTCCTTATAATCGCCTAATGTAGTTATTTGGCCTCAATTATTTGAGGCAAATTCCAATGGTGAATTTGTATTTACACTAAATCAAATTGATGATCCGTCATTATTAATATCTTCTGTTATAATAATATCATTTTCATTAACCAACTTAGATTGATTATTGCGTATTATTAATATTGGATCTTCGCCAGAACCATTATTAGATCCCATTCGTATGGAATTTCCAGTTCTACCTTCTATTATTAAATCGCCTTCATTAGGGCTTAACGGCTTAATAGTCATATTACCTATAAAATTTTTACCGAATAGTCCATTTAACTCTGGATTAATATATGTATTTGAATTCTTAAATTCGTGTGACAACGAAATATCAGTTAACGAATTTTGTATAATAGAATTATTTGCATTTAATACGTTATCATAATATAATACGTCGGGTATCATATTAGAATCATCGCTAGAATCATTTACGCCAGTTGCATTAGTAGGATAATAATAACATAACACTATTTCATGCAGTAATGGATAATATTTTATAGCCGGATTTAAAGGTTTAGCTAATGATAATGTCGAATTTCAATTTTCACGATCATAACCTACATCTTGTTCAGAATATAATAACCTAACTCTAACTTTACCTATATCATCTGGAACGGAATAATCTGGGTGTGTACTATTTAAAATAATATCAAGTACTTCCGCTGGCTCGCGTTCAAAATTATCTATATTATTATTCATAGTAGCATAATAATATAAATCCTGTTTAGTGGCTAAACCAGTATCAGCGTTGCCTACCGTATTTAATGGTATCTTAGTTATCCGACGTTTCGGCATTATTTACTCATTCCTCATCATTAGTACTTCATTGTTTATATTCTTGTTCTTTTTCAGTTAATTCTTCTTTTAATTTATTTTGAGCTTCAACTTCATCCGCTATTAGTTTTTTGTCATATTCAGACAAAATAAATTCAGATCCGTCATCTAAAGATCCATCGGATTTATTATTGCTGGAAATCATTCTAGTAATAATGCCGCATAATTTATTAAGTTGATCATCATTTTTAACTGATATATCTAAATAATCTTTAATTATAGGAACAATTATTAAAGCTGAATCCATATCAACCACGAAAGGCTGTAATTGATCTATTAAATCGTCTATTTTAGCCTTTTTAGTATTAGAATTATCATATATGTCCTTAAATAAATTAGATAAGCTCTTTCCATCAAAAACTGTAATATCGTCAAATATTTTATTCATAATCTACCTCCTCATATATAAATATTACAAATGAAAAAAAATATAAATAAAAAAGAGCAAAACTTTAATAGTTTTGCTCCATAATATAGTTACTTTATAAATTATAATAGGTTTCGTTCCTCATTTTTTATTTTTTCATATATGCCCTTTATTTTTTTAACAACCCTCGATATTCTTATAGTAGGTTCGTGAGAATATTCACGCAAAATAACATATATAGCCTTTTTATTATAAATTTCAACTATATCTCTATGATGATTTAATAATTCAACTATGCCTCACGCAACTTTACGGTCTTTATTATTTTTAAATATAATTTCCATATCATCGGATAAACGATTTTTTAACTTATTTAATATTGATTTGGCTAATTCTTCAGTTTGTTTATCGTAGGTTTTATCCATTTTTTTATAAATTTCATATAATACTCGGCCTTTATTTTGAGTATCCAATGTATCTATATATGTATGAGTATTACCGATTTTAGTATTTTGAATACTAGTATAAATTAAATAATTTTTTGCGACCCTATTAAAAAATGAAAATGCTTTATAACCCCTAGATGGATCAAATCTATCAATTTTCGATACCAAAAAGGCTACTATATCACGCTTTATAACCTGTGGATCACTCGAAATATTATATGAATGCCCGTCATATAAAATGCACTCAGCTAATTTTAAAAACGGAAAATCTATTTCTTCACGGTATAATTTATCTCTTTCAGATTGTGTTAATTTATATTCCAATTCGTCAATTGATAATATTTTATTACATTTATCACACTCGTATCATATATTTCTTTTTTTAGAATTGGGTATTCTTTCACGGTGTTCGGTATACGTACTGCCGCAACAGGGCGTTATACGTTCATTATATTTTATTATAGCTTCTTCGGTGTCATCAGTAAAATAATATTTATTATCCTTTGACTTACCCATATTACTCCTCAGTATTGTCGATAATTAAATATTTAGTTAAATCATTTATAAGTGAGTGTATTTGTTTAAAAATTATTCCAACATCATCATCAGATTCAAACATTCCAGCTTGATCTATAGTATTAACCTCTGTAATAATTTCAATTAAATCGTCATATATTGAAATTAAAGTAGTTTCGTATTTATTATTTTTAACTTGTTGTTTTGTAATAATAAATATTAATACTCCAATTATTAATATTAAAACGATGTATATTAAAATATTAAGCATAATTATTTTTCCTCACTCTTTTCATATAAACGTTTGTACTGTGTTTGCCGTTCTATTGTACTAGCCATCATATCGGCCTGATGAATAATAATAGGAAGACAAGTTTTCAATTGGCCATTTTTATTATAACTAATTAAATATGCTTTATTTCCATCGTCATATAATCCGTCCGCCAATTTAATACCTAGAGTTTCATTCATAGATAATTCAATACCATATTTTTGAAATAGAAATAGAGCTCTATCTGGAACAGTCATATATTGTAAGTCTGGATTAAATTCATATAGCATACCTCTTTTTCTATGCCAATCTGAAGATTGAGGTAGGTAGTAACTATTTTCAGTATCACCTAATTTTCCGAAGTCATGACCGATTGCAGCAATTACTAATTCTTCTTTAGTAAAATTAATAACTGCTCCATTTTCATCCCATACGTCCATTAACTGTAATGCAAATTCTATTACATTAGTAGTATGATAAATCCATCCGCCTATAAAAGAGGAATGGTACCATTCTTTACTAGAAGCAGGCTCAGACAGCATTCTAGTTTTAAAATCTTTAAACATCGTAAATAATAATTCCTTTCTATCTGCTGACTGTACAGTAGCATCTATATACGAAATCAACCTCTTTAAATTACCTAATGCAATGTTAATTAATTTTTCTTCTGACATGTATACTCCTTAACTATTATTATTATTTAATTTATCGTAAATAGCCAAAACCTTAGTGGCATATGGATTTCTTAAAGACGGCCATCCGTTATAGCCATTCAAAGCCAGTACTAAATTATTTTTATATTTACGCATATTATCATTAAATATTAAATATCCCCATTTGGTATTATAATCTATATTATGTATTTTATTTATGTCTACTGGATGCACAGCTGGATTGACTTGAAATATACTTCTACAATTTGCGGAGCTTATAGCTTTTTTATTAAATGAACTTTCTATAAATCCTATACTAAGCATTAAGTTTGGATCGTAATTATATAATTTAGAATATTTATATATTGACGTAGCTAATTCAATTTTATCACGTTCTAGTATAGTCGGCTTTAATAATTCTATTGATTGTTCTATATTATATATTTCTTTTAATTCCGCCGTTATTACTTTAGAAGTATTTTCATATTCAATTAATGTATTATTTAACTGCTGTATTTTATTTTTATATCGATTAATAATAACTCCATTATATACAATATAACCTATAATAATCATTATGATACAAAAAAATATATGTTTATTGAATTCAAACATACAATCAACTCCTTATAAATATTTTCTACGTTCCTTTTTTAGCTTTTTTAAATCAATTTCATATTGTTTTAATTGGCGTTTTATCTTATTTTTAGTTTTAGTTGTAGTAGCATTATTTAAAGAATTAGTTAATCGTTTCATAGTTTTATTTAACTCACCAATTTCTATCATATTCTTTCTATATAATCGATCTTTTTCACGTTTAGATATTTTTTTCTTTTTTGCCTTAGTATGTTTAGATTGATCGACCACAGTAGGTTTAAATTTACCCTTCTCTTTAGGGCATTCTTTACCAGATCTAAATACATTACCATCTGGATCAACATATAATTTTAACCAGTGCCATCCTCTAGGCCGTTTAAATTTAGGTTCTTTTTTATCTGGTTCTGTTAACCATTTAGGCGGATATAATTTCAAATTTTCCTTTAATACACAATTAGGACATCTAACTGATACTGTATCGTCGGGTACATCCATTATGGTTCCGCATTCACAAGCTAATTGCTTTATTGCATGCCTTCGTATTGTGCCTGAAGAGCCCCTTTTACGGCGTCTAATAGGTTTATTTTTTTTCATAAACCCTCCTACTTATCCACTCGGTTTAACCAATCTCGAATATCTTTTAAACACTCGTCTCGTTTAAAAATATAACTTATAGCAACTAATTTAGATTTGTAATAATATTCATTAAACATTTTAATGTTACTAAATTGTTTTTCGAATCGTCGTTTTAAGCCTTTTCGAATATAAATTATTCAATACCCGTTTCCGACTGACCATGTTTTTGTTTTTAAATTCATATACACTCCAAATAATATTATAACTATGTTATTAAAAAAGTAAACAACTAAATTATACATTAATTACTGTTCCACCAGTTTCATTAACATATACATCTAATTTTTTATTTTTAGGTATTGGGTCTTCAGAAATTTTTACTTTCTTATGTTCTATCTGTTCATCATATATATTAGAGTCTTGGTTCTTTTCAATATTTATAGTTTCATGCCCACCGGAATCGGTACCAGATATATCTTCATCTGAATTAAGATTTTCAGTGTTTAAATTATTATTCGTATTTAATTCTGTTAAATTTTCATCAGATATAGTATTTTCAGGCTCGTCATAATCGGTATTCAGAGTATCTTCATCTGACGATTCATCAGTATTCATATTGTCATATTGTATATCGTTTTTTATTTCTGTAAATATATTTTTTACGTTATTATTCTTTTGAAGTTGATTAAACGTTATAATTAATACTACACCTATAGGATCAAATATTGCAACTATAAATATTAATAATCATTTTACTACGGTATTCATATTAG